GTGAACGACAAGATGGGGTTTCTCAAGACTCTGGACGAGAGCCCTCTACAGAAGGGTCTGCTCCCAGTACTTACAACAGCACATACACCGTTGGAAATACCCCCTGTCGAGAAGTGGGTGGTCCGTCCTCGTCATCACTCTCAAGGTCGGAACCTTCACGTCGTTACTTCAGAGAACGTTATGGGTTCACTCATGAGAATGGAGCATGGGTACGCTCGACCTCTGGTTCAGAAGAAGGCTGAGTACCGTGTGTACGTTGTGGATGGACGCGTGGTTAACGTCGCCCGTAAGACACCGGGTAACCCTGACGATGTAGCTTGGAACGTAGCCCAAGGTGGTCGATTCGATAACGTACGCTGGGGTGACTGGCCTATCAACGTGGTTGACCTTGCTTGCTCTGTCTTCCCATACACAGGGTTGAACTTCTCAGGTATTGACGTTATGGTGGATGAGAACGACGAAGCATGGTTCATCGAAGCTAACTCAGCACCAAGCCTACCTTTTAACTCTGACGGTTCGACAACCTATCGGCACAAGTGTATGGCTAAAGCATTGGCATACTCTGTCCTTGAGAACAAAGGTATGCTTGAATATCAACAGGGTGAGGGGTACCGTGGGTACATCCACCCGGCACTAGGAGTGTAATCATGGAGTTTGATTTTGGAGAAGGACCAGTCCCTGCCAAGCAACACCCTAATGGTGGGGGTTGGGTAGCTGACACAGCAACGGTTGAAAGTACTGTTTATGTGGGTGCTAATGCTCGGGTCTATGGTACTGCTCGGGTCTATGGTACTGCTCGGGTCTATGCTAATGCTCAGGTCTATGGTGATGCTCGGGTCTATGGTACTGCTCGGGTCTATGGTACTGCTCGGGTCTATGGTGATGCTCGGGTCTATAATATTGCTCGGGTCTATGGTACTGCTCGGGTCTATGCTAATGCTCAGGTCTATGGTGATGCTCGGGTCTATGGTGATGCTCGGGTCTATGGTACTGCTCTGGTCTATGATTGCTCCTTTAACGGTGTTGTTAAAGAGGAGCCAGAGGTAGAAGAACCAATGACATTTGTGAAATTCATGAAAAAGATAGAGGGATAAGACTATGTACTACGAACAGGTAATCTTTGCGATAGATAATGACAAAGACTTACATACTTCCGCGAAGTTCCTTCGTTACCTCGACACACTTAAGGCCCTAGGTAAACTCAAAGGAAGTGTATCCTTAGGTATTGGCTCATACCTAGGTACCCTTGAGCGCTGCTATATGATGCGAGCAGTGGACTTTGATAAACATGTTGCTCACACAACATATCTGAGAGGCCAGGAGAGCGTGCTCAGGGTACCGGGTGATACCCGTCAGCCATGTGTACTACAGACAGCTAAAGGTAGCACTCTAAACGTCGGTAGGATGCTTCGGTGGCAAGGAGATGGTACCCCTAGTGTTAGTGGTTGGACGTACATGGGTGGTAAATACTGGGTGTGTGAGCCAGAGGAGAAAACACAATGATGCATCGAGCAAAAGTACTGAGCGAAGAAACACTGAACTGCTTCAAGGACTTCGAGTTCTTGTGTGACGCAGTGTCTTACTGTAACTCTAATAGCCATACAGGTGACACCTGCGTAGTGTCCGAGGTTTACTACAGCTTGACAGGTGTGGAAGACTATGGCACTATTGCAACTTGGGTTGAGTCGAAGGGGTTGTAGATGAAGTACACAAAGGTAACCACTCACAAGGGGAGGAAGACATGGACATTCACCCCACCCAAGGAGGTCCGTGATGCAGGTGTGATGCAGCGTAAGGTGTTCAAAGATGGTAGAGCCGCAAGGTACGAGATACCTAGGTTGATCCAGCTTGTAGAAAAGTATCGTAAAGGGTCTATCAAAGATGCTGGTCTAATAGATGACTCAAGGTTTGTCCATCTTTGTAACAACTACTTCAACTCCGCTGAGTACAACAATCTATCCGCTAAGTCACAGAAGATGTATACCCAAACCCTAGGTAGACTATGTGAGGTAGAGATTAAAGGTAGACCCTTTGGGCAGTACAAGGCTAAAAGTATAGACCTAGAGTTGTGCAGAGAGTTATACCAGCAGCACCTACAAAAGGAGACAGCACTCTCAGCTAATCGTAAGTTAGGTATTGTCGGGGTTGTCCTTAAGCACGGTGTTAAAATAGGTTTTCTTCCCTTCAATCCTGCCTCTGGGGTAGAGAAAGTTAAGGCTGAAAAGAAGATAACAGTGTGGACAAATGAACAGGTCGAAGCTTTCCTTAAGGAAGGGTACAAAGAGTTCAGCACACGTAACGTCACACTGTTGGTTCACATGTGCTATGAGTGGGCTCAGGTCCAACAGGATATACTCTGTCTAACATGGGACGACCTAGACTTTAATACCAACACAGCAACTATCTACCGTGCATCAGCAGATACAACTGTGCTTATACCTATCGAAGAACCTTTGTTGTCTCTCCTTAAAGAACAGGAGAAAGACTGGGGTTTCCAAAAGTATGTTATACCTGACACCATACCCAGTGGTAGTAGGTATAACATTATGGACTACCAGAGGATGCGTAAGTTATTCGTCGGTATCTTGGATAAAGCTGGGTTACCTAAGGGCCTGAGTATCAACCAGCTAAGGGGTACAGCTATAACAGAGATGATTCAAGCAGGGGCTGACACAATAGCAGTTACACAGGTGACTGGTCACGCTAACATCAGCAGTCTTTCGCATTACATAGAGAACACCAGAGAAGGTGCTCTCAAAGCTATGACAATAAGGAGAATCAACAATGAGTGAAGAACAAATCATAGTACAACTCAACCCTGACGTACCACCCACAGGGTCAGACTTGGGTATCGTGAACGCTGCTCGACGTAGCTTTAATACTCGGAGTGAGTGGGAAGAACCTTTTGAAGATTGCGACAGCAGCCTCCTCAAGCTGAAAGACAAAGACAAACGCTTGCTTGAGTTCTTGGCTCGGGGCATGACTGCGGATGACTTTGATGGGTTTTGTGGTGAAGTAGAATGTCTAGGTAATGAAGAGTACAAAGAGAAGTTGGTGGAGATGCTCTGGCAGTGGCGTAACACACCTACCCATGACACACCTTTTAACCACACCTTTGTCTCCTTCGAAGTTAAGGCACCTATCTTTGTACGAGCACAGTTAGTAAAACATGAGTACCTTATCATGTCTGAGTTCTCTCGTCGTTACATTACAGATGACATTGAGTTCTACCGACCTACGGTATGGCGTGAGCAGTCATCAGATAAGAAACAAGGATCAAGAGGGGAACACCCTCTGTGGAACCACGGTAAGGGTACAGGGTATCGTGAAGCTGAGTACGAACACAATGACAACGCTTTAGGTTTGTACAAAGATATGATTAAGATGGGTGTTTCTATCGAACAAGCCCGCATGGTACTGCCTCAGTCTCTGATGACCTCGTGGACTTGGAGCGGTACACTAGGTGCGTTCGCTAAGATGTGTACCCTACGTATCCACCCAGAATCACAGTATGAAGCTCAACTGGTAGCTCAACAGGTGTATGGATACCTTAAGGAGTACTACCCTGTTGGTGCTAAAGCTTTAGTAGAAGGGGTGTAGTAGACATATGACACAACCGAGTAAGACACATCAAGCATGTGATGACTGCGGATCATCTGATGGCCGTAGCGTATGGGCTGACGGTGGTTCATTCTGTTTTGTATGTGAAACTAAACGAGGACCAGAACGTAAGGAGTTTAATTACGTGACAACAACTGACTTAGTACTAAAAGATTACCCAATGCGTGGGTTAGATGCTGACGTAGAAAAGTTCTACGGTGTTAAGACAGGTATGAACTCGGAGGGTAAACCTGTCACCCGTATGTACCCCTACCCCCACAAACCTAAGGTACGTATCCTTCCTAAAGACTTCAGTAAGAACTTCGGGTTTACTGTTGATCATCTCTTTGGTATGGATAAGTTTAACGCTGGGTCATCCAAGGCTTTGACTATTGTCGAGGGCGAGGAAGATGCGATGGCAGCATACCAAATGCTCGGTAAGAAATGGCCTGTTGTTTCTCTCCCTTCGTCTGGCTCGGTGCAAAAACTCCTGCAAAACAAAGAGGTATACAACTATATCAAAGCCTTTCAGAATATCATCCTTGCAACAGACAGTGATGATGCAGGTAACAAGTGTTCCGAGGTATTGCAACGAGCATTCCCAGGTCGCTGCTACCGGGTAAACATGACCACTTATAAGGATGCCTCAGAGTACCTTCAGAATAAGTCTTCCTCAGACTTCCTTTATGCTTGGATCAACAGACAGAAGTATGTGCCTGACAATGTGTTCAATACTTCAGAGCAGTTCGAAGCCATCATCAAGGATGACAAGGGTTCTATGTATATCCCAACGGGTATCAAAGACCTTGATGATAAACTCTTAGGCTTGATGCAAGGACACTTCACCGTGCTTACAGCCCCAGAGGGAATCGGTAAACAACTACCTAACACAACACCTATCCCAACACCTGATGGTTTTAAGAACATGGGTGAGCTTGAAGTAGGTGACACCATCTTTGGTGCTGACGGTAAACCTACCACTGTGACCTATGTGACAGAGACACAGACAGGTGTGCCGTGCTACAAGCTTACTTTCTCTGATGGAACTATGCAAGTAGCTGGTGGTCCACACAGGTGGGGCGTCTACACCACTGACAACACCTATAAAGTTAAGACAACAGAGGAGATTCTTTCCGAAGGTGTGACCCGGGGTGAGGGTGTAGCTTTGTACTCAGTACCTATTTGCCAGCCATTAGAGCTACCTGATGCTGATCTACCTATTGACCCGTACACCTTGGGTATGTGGTTGGGTGATGGTCACTCCTACAGTGCTAATATATCTGTGGGTTATGACGACGCTGAGCAGTTTGAGTCCTTGTTTGATACCACATTCAAGAAAGAGTACAAGACATGTCTATCCTACCGTGTTGCTACACTAACCCATGCTCAACTACGGAAGAACAATCTACTCAAGAATAAACATATCCCACCAGAGTACCTTCGTGCGTCTGTTGCTCAGCGAACAGCCTTGCTACAAGGGTTGATGGACAGTGATGGGTCTGTTACTGGGGTTGGTTGTGAGTTCTACACGTCCTCAATTTATCTTCAGGAAAACTTTCTTGATCTGGCTCGCGGTCTTGGGTACAAATGTAGAGTTCGGGATAAACAGTCTAAGCTCTACGGTGTACCTAAGAAGACAACGTATACAGTTTACTTCCTTAACCACTCTGGTAAAACTGTCTTTAAGTACAAGCGAAAGCAAGATAAGGTTATTGACTGTAAAACATTCAGGGCTACACGTAAGACTATCCGTAGTATCGTGCCGGTAGATTCTGTACCATCTCGGTGTATCACCGTAGATAACCCTGACCATCTATACCTTTGTGGTCACACCTACACTGTGACACACAACACCGAGCTTATGCGTTACTTCGAGGCTAATCTTATCAAGAACCACCCGACAATTCCTTTTGCGTCTATGCACCTAGAGGAAAGCAAGAAGCGTAGTCTGTTAGGTCATGC